ATGTTTAAGTATGCAGAAGCATGCAAAAAGAGCAGAGCATTGGTTCATTGCAGAAGGTACAGCAACTGTATATACTTTGGACGAAAAGACTACAGACGCAGAACTACTAGGGGTATATAATAAGTTTGATAGTTTGCATATTGCTACATCAGACTGGCATCAATTATGTAACGAGAGTGCAGCCCCTCTTAAAATTGTAGAGATTCAATATGGTGAAGATTGTATTGAAGAAGATATTGAACGACGTGTGTAATATTATTTTATTAAAGGAACATTATGACAGTACCATCAAATCCAAATGATCGCAAGGCAATTTTCGATTGCATGAAAGAAATTAGCAATTCTATGACTCGCATGGATGCAGAGCGAGATCTAATCAAACAAGCAATCGAGGACATTTGTGAAGAACAAAATCTTTCTAAAAAAACATTTAGGCGCATGGCAAAAGTATATCATCGTCAGAACTTTAAACAAGAATTAGAAGAGCACGAAGAGTTCGAAACTTTATATGAAACTATTACGCAGACGACAACAATGGATAAGAAAATTACATGATACCAAACCAATATATTCTTGAAGTAAAATATTTGGATAAGATCAATCGTGTTAAGCGCAAAACCATAGTAGGGGTATATTCAAATTTGCAATCAATTGAAAACATTAAAGATCGATTAATTGCAGAGGCTCCCAAGTATAAGGTTGTTTTTTCAATAACATCTAGATACGATCCATTTCTGGTAAAAATTGCTTGACTTCCAAATCCAAAGATGTTATAATTAGAGAATAAAGGATAAAGGAGAAAAAATGAGTTTCATTTATAGTATTTTTGAGCAACTTGCGTCAGATAATTCACGTCTAGCGAAAGAAGCAATACTTATTAAAAATAAAAGTAACGGCACGTTGCAACGTGTATTTTATCTTGCACTAGATCCTTTTCAACAATTCTATATCAGAAAAATTCCGGAATATACAATTAGCAATAATTCGATTACTTTGGATGAGGCGCTGGATCAACTAGATGCTCTAAACAAAAGGTTGGTTACGGGTCATGCGGGTATTAAACATCTTACAAACATTTTAAAATCCTTAACTGAAAAAGATGCAAAAATCATTGAGCGTATTATTGCAAAAGACCTCCGCTGTGGAGTATCAGAAGCGACCGCAAATAAAATTTGGCCAAAGCTTATCTCAACGTACCCAGTTATGTTGGCTTCTGGATACGACCAAAAGCTCGTCGATAAAATCTCCTTTCCAGCATACGTACAACTTAAACTCGACGGCATGCGCTTCAACGCAATTGTACGAGGGCAAACTGTAGAGTTTAGATCTAGAAACGGTCGTGAAATTATTATCCCAAATAAAACTTTTGCGGTTCCATTTATTAAAATGGCAGAGCATTATAAACAGGATATGGTGTTTGACGGCGAATTACTAATTGCAGACTTTGCGGGAAAGCCGGTCAACAGACAAACAGGTAATGGTATCCTTTCTAAGGCTATTAAGGGCACAATGTCAGAGACAGAGGCATTGCAAGTACGAGCCACTTTATGGGACTCTATTTCATATGACTCATTTAAGCTAGGTATTGATATTGAACCATATAATATTCGTATGGCAAAATTATCAAATGCTATGTCAGATATGAAACATTCAAATTCTCAATTCGGACAATATGTTGATATGGTCTGGACAAAAGAAGTAACTGAACTATCGAGTGCTAAAACAATTTTTGAAACTTTTCTTGCACAGGGACAGGAAGGTACTATCCTTAAAAGCAAAACGGGTATTTGGGAAGATAAACGATCAAAGGAACAAATTAAATTCAAAGGTGAACTTGAATGCGAATTGCGAGTAATTGATTGGGAAGAGGGTACCGGCAAAAATAAAGGTCGGTTAGGTGCATTAGTTTGCGAATCCGAAGATGGTGTTATCCGAGTAAACGTAGGTTCGGGATATTCGGATGAGCAACGAGATGCATACACTAAACAAGTAATTGGTAAAGTAATAACAGTAAAATATAATGCCCGTATCAAAGAACGAAGCGGTAATACCGAATCATTGTTTCTTCCAGTGTTTATTGAACTGCGTGAAGATAAAGACATTGCAGATATGGCAAACAAAATTAAATGAAAAAACTTTTTGTAGATATGGACGGAGTCTTAGCTGATTTTGAAAAACGATATCGCGCACTGTTTGGTGCAGAACCCGGAGAAGATCGAGATGTTAAATTTTCCGAAAAATGGCGTTACTTTGTTGACGATGATAATTTTGAGACACTAGATCTATTCCCAGGATCAACGGATTTGTTAATTTATTTAGAATCTCTAAAAAATGTACAAATTGCAATTCTAGGATCTACTGGAGGATTCGCCGATCATAATGTAATTGTTCAACAAAAAATGAAATGGTTAAGATATCATGATATATCTTTTCCTGCAATATTTGTACCGGGAAAAAGATATAAAAGAAATTATGCAGAAGCCAGTTCTATTCTTATAGATGACACTCCTGACATCATTGATAATTTTAAAAAATACGGTGGAGCTGCAATACTACATAAAGATGTTAAAGTTACAATTGATTATGTGGAGGACTGGTTAAATGACCGATGAGGAAATACTACTAAAATATAATGAGTTGTGCGAATATTATGGAAACGATTTACCGAATCCTGAGCAAGAACCGATTCGTTTTGCACATTATGTTAAACTTTTTAATTTTTATAAACAAAGATCTTCTGTTGAAGTTGTGACCAATGAAAATTAATAAATACCTCGAGAACATTAATCTCTTAAGGTATGACCGCAAGAATTTATACATTTCCCGACAAATATACCAAACTTCTAAATGGTTATAAAATTCCACTCTACACAGAAGAGGAAGTGTTCATTACCATTTCTGCTATGAATACATTTGGGTATTTTGAAGAAAGAATAACAAATAGCAATTTAGATAAGTACGATCCTTTTGATGTAATACATGCTCTAACCGAGGCAAAAGGATCCAACTTATACTCGGCAAAAACAAAACAAATTATTATTAAAATTATGAAATCTATTGAGCCAGTATGAATATTTTTTACTTAGATAATGATGTAAAAGAGTGTGCAGAAATGCACAATGATAAACATTGCGTAAAAATGATTTTAGAATATGCCCAACTACTTTCTACTGCTCATCGCGTTCTTGATGGGATTCTAACTGACGGTTTTAGTCAGTCTGGGCGTAAAGCTAAACGGTACATTCTTTCCGACAAGCGTGATTCCATTTTGTATATTGCTACTCATATTAATCATCCTTCCGCAGTTTGGGTAAGACAATCTAGAGATAATTATACATGGCTATGGAAATTATTAACTTCGTTATGTAAAGAATATACATACAGATATGAAAAAGTTCATAAGGTAGAACGAGAGGGATTGTTAGAGGAGTTAAGATTAGTACCATCAGGCATTGCAGAGCATCCTAAATTTACAGAACCTACTCCCGCAATGCCTGATAAATATAAGGTGGTAAATAATAGTATTATATCATATAAAAATTATTATGTAGGTGACAAGCAACACTTAGCATCATGGAAAAACCGAACCGTGCCAAATTGGTATGCATTTAATTGAAAGGGAATTATGACTACACATAAATTACAACTAGAAGAAGGTTTCACTGACACCCGAGGTAAAATTCTTCCTTTAGTACATGACTTCGCGAACGTACAAATGATTTGGTCAAAGAAAGGCGCTCTACGTGCCAATCATTATCATAAGACAGATACACATACTTGCTATTTAGTAACAGGTACAATTGATTACTATTGGCGCAATCATGGCGAAACAAAAATTCACAAAGAACAATTTGGTCCAGGAGATTTATTTAAAACTGGTCCTTTGATTGATCATGAAATGGTATTTACCGATGATTCAATTATGGTTGTCGTATCTGAGCACAAACGAGATGCTAATACTTACGACGAAGATATTGTGAAAATTCACCCATTGCATGAAAAATATGAAAACGTATAATGAATGTAGATGCTGCGGAGATACCGAATTACAATCCTGGTTAACACTGGGAGAATCTCCTGTAGCAAATGCGCTATTTTATGAGCCCAACTACGAAAAATTCCCTTTAGATTTAAACTACTGCACTAGTTGCGGGCATATGCAATTAGCAAGTGCCCCAGACCCCGACAGTGTGTTTGCCGAATATAGATATCGTTCCGGCGTGTCATCCTCATTCAGAAAACATTTTGAGGAATATGCGGCAACTATTAATAGCATGTATACTGCCCCAGGAGCTGTCCTAGAAATTGGTAGTAACGACGCATACTTACTACAACAATTTAAGAATAAGGATTGGATTGTTTTCGGAGTAGAACCATCTGGGTTTCTTAAACAAGATCATGATGAGAAAAAAATTCCGGTTTATCAAGATTACTTTGGAACTAAACTTGTAGACAATAACGAATGGTATAGTTATTTTGATATCATATGTGCTAATAATGTTTTGGCACATATTCCAGATATGAAAGATGTTATTAAAGGTATTTCATATGCATTGAAAGATGACGGAATTCTTGTTGTTGAATGCGGAGACCAAGAAGGTATAACAACTGGAAAATATTTAGATAATGTTTATCATGAACATATTGATTATTATACTCCTCATTCCTTTTCAGTACTAGCAGCTTCGGTTGGTCTGGTGGTAGAGTCGGTAGAAAAAATTAATACGCATGGTGTTAGTTTTAGAATAATTGCTAGAAAAAAGATTGGTAAATCTATTACAACATTCAAACCATTAAGTAATACTGCAATGGAAAATGTTGTAGATAGCATTCATGCTAGACAAGAAAAAATGCAGGCATTAATTAACAATCGTAAATTTTATGCGTATGGGGCTGCAGCTAAAGCAGTAACAGCATTATATACTCTAAATTTAGTTAATGACAATCTTGTAGGTGTCGTAGATGACAATGAATTAAAACAAGGTTGCTATTTCCCAGGTACAAATATTATGATTACCATGCCGGACCATTTAAATAAAAATGAATTGATTATAATTACTGCATGGAATGTGTATGATGACATTAAGCGTAAATTGGTAGAACGTGGGCACCTTGGAGAAATAATTTGCATGCAGTAATTTATGGTACTGGTAAGTGGGCTACTCTTATAAAATTTTCATTACAAAGATTAGGTATAGAAACAATTAATGTAGGAAGCAATACTTCATTTTCTACATTTACCCGAGACAGTCTACCCAAAGAACAATATCAAAATTTATTTGTAATAATTGCATCGGCAACTGCGGATCATCTTACTGATCTGCAGCATTGCCTTGATTTAAATCCTGCTGCGATTTTTATCGAAAAGGGGTTTTCTGACGCATTGGAAAAAACTAATGCTAAAGAATTGTGCAAAAGTATACCTACATTTATAATGAGTCAATACAGGTATTCTTCCGTATTAGAAAATTTAAAAGAATTTACTGATATTCGTAAGATACATTACAGTTGGCAAATAGATAAAGATGATATTTCAGAATGGGTACCTCATATTATATCTATTGACAATTTCATTAAAGGTACATATAATGAATATTATACTTCAGAAGAAGGAACTCACACTATAGATGATATTAGTTCCTTCACCGTAAAAAGAAGTATGCTAAG